TCCAGTCGAACTCCGCGATGGCGGTATTCTTGACTTCGGTCGTGAGCATGCTCTTGCTTGGTACTCAATCTTCGGTCTTGGTCTAATTACTGACCAGTCTGTAATCATTGCAGAAACCAACTAAGCACTAATGTGCTAATGGGGGAGGGCTACGGCCCTCCCCCACTTTAACAGACAATAATTAGGAGAATACAAATGGCAAGTAAAGTAAAACCATCTGATGTCACAGGTCGCGCTCGTGAAGCGCAGATTTCTGACAATGCAGAAGCATTGCAGGCTCGTTCATCAGAAATGTCAATGGCTACCGCCAACGCTCAGATTAAACTTGAGACCGAGGTCCTAGACGCTACTACCCCTAATCGGGCAACAGTAATCGTTGATGAAGCTACAGTTGTAAGCAAGGGAGATGACACAGTTGTCATCCGTGTTGTCGAGGATATCGAAAACATGACCCTAGGTGCTGGCAACTTTTATAACTTCAAAGCAGGACAGAAGTACAAGGTTGACAAGCAAGTAGCCCAGCACCTTGAAGAAAAAGGTTATTTAGCTGGCGTTATCTAGCATTAATTTTGGCGGATTAGCGGGCACATTGATGCCCGCTTTTTCGTTTGTACGGATTTTTTGTCCATTTACTGACACCATGTATCAGTAGCGTTAGGAGTAAATGAGTGGCCCTCTTATCGGATTTGGTATCTCGCGTTCGCCTAGAACTTGGGGACCAAGGTAAAGAGTTTACTTTTACTGCACTTGGAGATGGTGTAACAAAAGAGTTTTATTTAAATAATAAGCCTATTGACGCATTTACTCTTACAGTCACTGTTACCGAAGACTATATTCCAGCACCTACTGGATATAAGCTTGAGGTAGACCAAGGCGTTATTCGTTTTCAAAACCCTATTGCTGATGAAGCCCTTCTTACTGTTCACGGCACCGCGTATCGCTACTTTTCAGACTCTGACATTGAACGCTTTATTGACACAGCCGTAGGTCAGCACTTACATGAGCGCACAGATGCTTACGGAAGCAGAATGTCAATTGGCGCTATTCCAGCAGTTGAAGAGTACCCAGTAGCTATTCTTGCAACTATTGAGGCTCTATGGGCCCTAGCTACTGATGCATCTTTTGATATTAACATTACCGCTCCAGATGGAGTAGTCATCCCACGTAGCCAGCGCTGGCAGCAATTGACTTCTATGATTCAACAGCGCCAGGAACAATACAGACAGCTTTGCTTAGCTCTTAACATTGGCCTATGGCGCATTCAAATGGGTACCCTACGTCGAGTCTCTCGCCATACTAATAAGCTTGTACCTATCTACATGGCACAAGAACATGATGACTCACGTAAGCCAGAGCGAGTGTATCTACCAAACGATTTAAATGGACGTCAAGTATTCCCAACTACAGTTCAGGCCTATGACTTAGTTCTATACCAAGGTGACAGTTTTAGCCAAGACTTTGTTCTTGGAGCATCTGTCACTGGTCTTGTCTTTAAATCAGAGATGAGAACTTACCCTAATTCACCTGCTAGATATGCGTCCTTTACTGTTACAATTATAGACGCCGCAACTGGACGTATAAGAATCACTCTTACTCAGTCCGCTACTAAATATCTACCAGTGCGACTATTTTGGGATTTGCAAGCTACTTCTACTACAGATGCAACATTCCAAAAGACATTTTTGCGAGGTCAAGTATTCGTAACCCAACAGGTATCGGTGGATTAACGTGGCAGATATAATTATTGTTCCGCCAGATAATGGCAACTGGTTCCCTACCCCAACGGGTCCTACAGGCATTTTAAACGGGCCTACAGGTCCTAGAGGTGCAACAGGGCCTACAGGTCCACAAGGAGATTTTTCACAGTTCCTTGGTACCTTTGCAACTCTTACAGCTTTAACAACTGCGTACCCAACACCTACACCTAATCAGTGGGCGTTTGTACGCATCACAGGTGATACTGCAAATATTCGTGTTTATCGACGCAGTAATAATGCTTGGGTATTTGACACGCTCCCACTACCTGCTGGCGCAACAGGAGCAACAGGGCCTACTGGACGCACAGGTGCGACAGGCCCACAAGGTAATCAAGGAAATGCTGGAGCAACTGGTCCTACTGGTCCACAAGGTATTTCTGGTTTAGCTGGAACTACAGGACCTACTGGTGCACCTGGTCAAGGTTTAAATCTTCTTGGAGAGTATGCAACTCTTTCTGCTTTGCAAACTGCACGTCCAACTGGAGCTGCTGGCGATGCTTGGTTACTTGCTAACGGTAATTTGGTTATTTGGGACACTGTAACTTCTGCATGGAAGAACGTTGGAAACTTAGAAGGCCCTACTGGTGCAACTGGTAGCGCTGGACCAACAGGTCCAACAGGTCCGCAAGGAGCGCTTGGTCCTGTTGGACCACAAGGTGCACAAGGTTCTACTGGACCTACAGGTACTCAAGGTCCTACAGGTTTAGCTGGTCCTAAAGGTGACACTGGTGCTGCAGGTCCTCAAGGTATTTCAGGTTTACAAGGTCCTACTGGCCCTATTGGTCTTATTGGACCTACAGGTGGTCAAGGACCTCGTGGCGTTGGTTATGGAAACGTAACTTCTTCTACCGCAATTACATATGGCGGAGGTTCTAAAGCATTTACACTTAGCAATGCTGACCACGCTTTTGTTACTGGTATGCGCGTTCGTGCAGTGCTTCAATCTAATAGAGGCCTTTATATTGAAGGCTACGCAACAATAAGCAATGACGGATTAACTTTAACTCTTTTAGTTGATAACGGTAACGGTAATATTGGTCAGATTTACACTGGTTGGATTTTTGCAGCTACTGGTGAAGTTGGTCTTGACGGACCAACAGGTCCTACAGGACCTTTAGGACCAACTGGTGCAGCGTCACAAGTAACTGGACCTACAGGTCCTGCTGGTACATCAGGCGGTATTGACTTAACAGTAACCGCTAACGGTACTCCTAACTATGTTATTAATGGATTAACAAATCCAAACATTACTGTTATCCGTGGTCTTCGCTATAGATTAACTATTAATACAGTTGGAAATAGATTTAGAGTACAAACAACAGCAGGCGCTTATAACGCTGGTACTCAATACACAGATGGGTTTACTAACCTAGGTATTGAAACTGGAACCATATTCTGGGATGTTCCATTTACTGGCCCAGCTACTCTATATGTAGTTTCTCAAGACAACTCTAATTTAAATGCAATCTTTACTTTAACTGCTGCTGGCCCACAGGGTGCAACAGGTCCAACAGGTGCGACAGGTGCAGCTTCTACAGTCATTGGACCAACGGGTCCACAAGGAGCTGTCGGTCCTACAGGTGCAGTCGGTGCTACTGGTCCACAAGGAAATACTGGTGGACAAGGTATTCCAGGTCTTCCTGGTGCTCAAGGAGCTACAGGTCCACAAGGTCCACAAGGTACAGCAGGTGCTACTGGTGCTCCAGGAGCAGCAGGTGCAACTGGTGCGACAGGTGCAAGCGGTGTAGCGGGACCAACTGGTGCTGCTGGTGCATCTATTTATGTACTTGGAACTTACAACAGTTATGCAGACCTTGTTGCTGCTAAACCATTTGGTGCGACAGGAGATGGCTATCTTGTAAACGGCAACCTCTTTGTATGGGGCGGCTCTTCATGGATTAACGCTGGATTTATTCAAGGACCTACGGGTGCTACAGGTGCTCAAGGAGCGCAAGGTTTACTTGGTCCAACAGGTGCTCAAGGTAACCAAGGTACACAAGGTATTCAAGGTGTTCAAGGTCCAGTAGGTCCGACAGGTGCAACAGGTGCACAAGGTATTCAGGGTCCTACAGGTGTCCAAGGAAATGTTGGACCTACAGGAGCTACAGGTGCTGCATCAACAGTTCCTGGACCAACTGGACCGCAAGGTGTTGGTCTTCAAATCAAAGGAACATTCAATACCTTTGCTGAACTTCTATCAGCAGTTCCAACAGGTGTTACTGGTGATGGCTATCTTATTGCTGGACAGCTTTATGTTTGGCAAGGTGTTCAGTGGGTTAACGCTGGAACTGTTCAAGGACCTACTGGTGTAATTGGTGCTACAGGTCCTACAGGTGCGCAAGGTGTTATTGGTTTAACTGGCGCTACTGGCCCAACTGGTGCCACAGGTTCTACAGGTGCTGCTCCATTTACAATTATTGGAACTTGGCAGCAAGGTATTACTTACTCTCCAGGTCAAGCAGTTTTCTACGATACCCCTACATTAAAGGGAACTTATGTTCGTAGAAACAATGTTTCAACTGCTGGAATCACACCACTAGAAGACCCAGCAAACTGGTTAGCTCTTGTTGCTGCAACTATTGGTAATACAGGTCCTACAGGACCTCAAGGTTTAACTGGTATTCAAGGTGTAACAGGTCCTACAGGTATTCAAGGACCAACTGGTCCTACAGGAAATCAAGGTTTACTGGGTCCAACAGGCCCTACAGGCACTACACTACTTAACGTGGATGCTGGAACTCCAACCACTAATTATGGTGGAGTAGATGTTATCGACAGCGGAGGAGTCATTCAGTAATGGCAATTAAAGTACAGTTACGTCGCGGAACAGCTTCGCAATGGTCAACAACAAACCCTCTGCTTGCAGAAGGTGAACTTGGTCTTGAACTAGACACTGGAAGATTTAAAGTTGGCAACGGCGTAGGTTTATGGAATGCGTTAGTATATGCCAGTGGTATTCAAGGTCCAACTGGACCTGCAGGTGCTGCTGGCGCAAATGGCGCTACTGGACCCGCTGGTGTAAATGGTGTTGCAGGACCGACAGGACTTCGTGGACCTACAGGTGTTGCAGGACCAGCTGGTGATGGTGGGCGTGGTGAAGAATTAGTTATGGATGCTCAACTAGAGCTTGGACTATTTTTTCCTCGTTACTCTCAAACCAGAACAACAACAATTACATCAACCGTTATTCCACCGATAGCGTTAATTTAGGAAGGTAAGTGAATGGCACGTAATATTGCTCCAGAGGCGTATGTATTTAATCCGACTCTTAAAACAATCACTATTAATCGTTATATCCAAGAGAAGCACATCTTCCTTATTGTTAACTCTAAAAATAACAAGGTTCTATTTAACTTTTCTGACCCAACACTAACAGCAACAGTCTCATACATTTACCCAACTTACAGTATCTCAAACACCTCTGCTGAAACCGTATACAAGACGGTTATCACTTTGACAGGTTCTGGCTGTGACACCACAGGCATGACATCTGGTGACGTTCTACAGATTATTCTTGATGATGAAGAACAAAAAGTAACTTTTGAAGATACATTTATTGACGGAGCACAGAAGCTTCGTACCTCAACCCCACAATCTCTTATGGATACTGACTTTGAATACTCAGTACAGCCATCTAAGTGGGAGTCCCTATTTTTAGCTAACGGTTACCCATCATTCTTTGCAAAGGGTACTGGCGGTAACTCATTTGACGTTATCACAGTAACTGGTGACGGTGTTCGCCCACGTTCAACTATCACAGTAACAACAGCTCTTCCTCACGGCCTATCTGCAGGTCAGATTGTTTCTGTTCAGGAAACACTTAACTACCTTGCAGAAGGTACATCTCTTGTAACAGCTGTTCCTTCAACAACTACTTTCCAGTACACAGCTCGTGGAGCTGTATCTGGTGATATTCAGTCTGGAACTCTTACATCTATCTACGGTGGAGACATCTTTGATGGCGCTCACATCCCAGGTGGTAACTTTCCAATTGGTGGTGTTAACACCCTTAACCGTTGGAGAGCTACTACAGATGGTGCAGCTCCAGTATCAACAGTAACAGTTCTTTTTGACCAGCCTCACGGCGTATTTCCAGGAAACCTTATTGTAGTTTCTGGAACTAATAGCATTGACGGTAACTGGCAGGTAACTAAAGTTGCTACTCAGACAAGTTTGGAATTCACATTGTCTCGTCAGCAATCTGCTGTATCAGTTCCAACCACAGCTCTTATTTTTACTAAGGGTGACTCATATGTTGTTCACCGCCCATTTGATGGTGGTGTTTCTATTTCTACTGCAACTAACTCAATGGGTTCACAAGTTATTCGTCAGACTCGCCGTTACTTCCGTTACCAGTCAGGTAAAGGAATGCAGTTCTCAACAGGTGCACAGCTAACCCCTGTATACGACGTAGAGCAGCTCTTTATCAACGGTGGTTCTCCTGGAGCAGCTATTATTACAGTTAAAACTGTACAAGACCATGGTATGCAGGCTGGCGTAAAGATTGATATTGAAGGCGTTAAGACACGCTTTCCTTACAACCCATTTAACGGTGATGATATTACTGTAAGTAGAATTATTGACGTTAATACATTTGAATACCAGGTAACTCTTACAGAGGCGTTGCCTACAGTAGACTGGAACCCAGCGGGAACTAACGTATACATTCACGCTCGTAAGTGGTTTGGAGCTGTTACACGCGCTGGTATGTATGATGACCAGAACGGTTTTTACTTTGAGTATGACGGACAGAAAATATACGCTTGCCGTCGTCACTCTGAAAAAGAAGGTATTGGTCGCGTAAACGTAACTAAGAACTCAAGCTTTGTTACTGGATTAAATACTCAGTTCCGTAAGCAGCTAACAGTAGGTCAGTCTATTGTTATTAAGGGTTCTTCTTACAAGATTGTTTCAATTAACAGCGCAACCTCTATGAACGTTTCTCCTGCTTATCGCGGAGCTTCAGGTATTCGCACTCGTTACCTACTTACACAATCTGACCGATTCCCTCAAGAACTTTGGAACGAAGATAGGTTTGATGGCACAGGCCCTTCAGGTTACAAGCTTGACATGGGTCGCATGCAGATGATTTACATCGACTACACATGGTACGGTGCTGGAACTATCCGCTTTGGTATGCGTGGTCCTAATGGAAAGATTTACTGGTGCCACCGCTTGCCTCAGAACAACGTTAACAACAGCGCATACCAGCGCTCTGGTAACTTGCCTGCTCGCTATGAAGTAACTAACGACCCATCAATCTTTACTAAGATGATTGCAGGTGCTGCTGGAACTCTTGGAGCTCAGCTTGGTGCTAATGACCTTTCTCTATGGGTAGAAGATGCAAGCGCATTTCCACCTGCAGGCTTCATCTACGTACGTGATGCCGTGAACTGTGAAATTATGCGATATACATCTATTGATGCATACAACGCAACACCTGGCGGATACAAGATTAATCTTGCGCAACGTCGTGCGTCTATTACACAGGTTTACCCAGACACACCATTTACATACAGCGGAACTACCACTCCAATAGTCTTTACTCCAGACTCATCTATTACAGGTGTTGGTGGAGATGCGCAGGTTGCAGTTCAGTCAATCACTCAAAACTGTGCTCCTATCATCAGTCACTGGGGTTCATCAGTTATTATGGATGGTCGTTTTGATAACGATGCTAACTTCATCTTTACTGGTGGTATGACAAAGCTTCTTAACGTAGCGGCTGGTGTTACTCGTCCACTGATTGCTATTCGTTTAGCACCGTCAGTAGATAACGCTATTGCTCGTAACTTCGGTATTCGTGAATTAATGAATCGAATGCAGCTTCAGCTTAACTCTATCGGTGTTTCTACTAACGGACAGTTCCGTATTGATGGTGTTCTTAATCCTTCATCAATTTTATATAACAACTACACAGCAGCTTCACTTGCTACTACACGCTCTAGCGTGTCTGGTACAGCTGGTCTTAACATCATCACTATTGGTGATGCAACTGGTACTACAGGTATCATCCCAGGTATGCTGGTATCAGGTTCTGGTATTGGAACTCAAGCTCAAATTTCTACAGTATCAGCTAACACAATTACATTATCTGTTCCTAACTCAAGTGGTGTATCTGGAACTATTACCTTTACCCCACGTACTGGCTTTAGTGGACTTCCTGATGACTGGGCTCGTGACCTTGTGGGTTCTGGTTCTTTGGCTCAGGTTCTCTACTTTGATAACTCAGGTCCTGGAGCTGGTAACGTTCAGTCAGCCTCTGGTCGTATTCTTGGCGGAGACTCAGTAGCCTCATTCTTCACCGAAAATGGTGGTGGTGGCTCTAACTACAACGTCTCTAACTACGACCTTCGTACCGTCCGCGACCTTGGTAACTCTGTTATCTCTGGCGATGGAAACATCTCAAGCCCTTCATACCCTAACGGCCCAGACGTTTTGGTCCTAACGGCTACCAATATTGGTGCTGCGGTTGCCAACATTTCAGCCCGTATCTCATGGATTGAGGCACAGGCATAATGTTAAAGGTTTACAGTGCCCCTTTTTTAAAAAACGCTATACTTTTAATAACCTCGGAAGGTAGGTAAATATAGAATGCCTGATTACACATCCTTAGCTACGCAGATTGATTCTGTTAAATCAGAAATCACAACCAGCCTTGCAGCTAGTACTTATACAGCACAAGAGCTAATCTACGTTGCAAAGACCCTTGAAACTCTAGGCACCCTTCTGGGCGTCAATGACATTGTTGCTGCAACCGCTGACCGCGTAACAGCAATCACTACTGCTGGTACAACACAGGTTACTGCTGTTAATACCGCAGGAACAACACAGGTTTCTGCAGTCAACACTGCGGGAAATAACAAGGTAGCGGCTATTCAAGCAGAAGCAGCTAATCTAACCAATCTAGCGTATATAGGAGTACTAGCGTAATGCCAACAACAGTAACACGATTCAGAGCGGGTACAGCTGGTACTTCAGACGGAAGTGCTTATGCGGTTCCAGCTTCTAACACTGCAATCATCACTAACATCATCCTTTCAAACAAGACAGCTGCTACCCGTACGGTAACAGTCCTTACTGGAGGAGTTTCATTTTGCACAGGTCTACAGGTTCCAGCAAACGGTACTGTAAACTTTGATGCTCGCACCGTATTAAACGCAGCGGAGACGATTACAGTAACAGCAGACCAGGCGTCAGCTGTTGACTTTTTAATCTCTGGCGTATTGATTTCTTAATTAAGAAAAGGACAGGTAACTATCAATGGCAATTTCCTCAAGTAAAGACTTTATCGTCTTCCCGAATGACAATTCGGGTCGCTTGTTCATCAATGAGGCCACTTTTACAGCCAGTGGTACCTGGACTGCGCCTGCGGGCGTAACAAGCGCACAAATCATTCTCGTAGGAGCAGGCGGCGGAGGCGGCGGCGGTTCACAAGATATCGCTGGTGGCGGTGGCGCTGGTGGACAGGTAATTGTTCGTAACCTTACTGTCACACCTCTTACAACTTACAACGTAACAATCGGTGCAGGTGGACAAGGTGGTCAGGGTGCTATTAACGGCGCTGCTGATACAACTAACACTCTTCCTGGAGGTAACGGCTCTGCTACCGTATTCGGTAACATTACTATTGCTAACCTTCTTGTTAACTCAGATTTTGATTACTCAGTTAACTCATGGGATGCAGCAACCTACTACCGTTCAGCAACAGGTATCTCAGGTCAGTCTTCTATCACTGTGTATCCAAACTCTAACGGTCTAGCGACTGGTCAGTTTGTAACAGGTACTAACCTCGGTACTAACGCTCAGATTGTAACTGTTTCAGGTAACTTGGTTACTCTTTCTGTAGCTAACACAGGTACAGTAGCAACAGTTGTAGGTATCGGACAGGGCTCAACAGTAGTTCGCCCATCAAACGTATACTTCAACAACATCTCATCTGCGGGTGCGGACATCTTCACTAACCCACAGACAGCTAATACTGCTGGTAGCCCATACTTTACAAATCTTTCTAACAATATCCTTCAGCCAGAAGTTGCACAGCTTGAAGAAGCAGCAATCCTTACTAACAACTACATTCGTCAGTATGGTACTGCGCTGTCTTCATTCTCAATCACAAACGCTGGTGTGCCTACAAAGCTTCCAGAAATGGTTGGTGGATACAGCAAGGTAGTAACCACTGTACTTAACTCAACAACAGTTACAGTTGACTCTACTCTTAACATTTATCCAAATATGTACATTGTTGGTTCAATGTTTGCTTCAGGTACAGTTGTACTCAGCGTTGATAGTGCAACTTCTATTACAGTATCTGCTGCAGCAACCTCAAATCAGACCGCTCAGACAGTAACAGTTTCTTACTCTGGTGCTTTTGGTATCAACGGTCTTATCGCTGGTACAAGCTCATCAACATCTGCTGGTGCACCTACATGGGTTCAGTTCTCAACAATGAACTCAACCAACACATCTAACGGTACCCAGACATCTACAACCTTCCAGGGTGTTCCTTACATCCCAGGTGCTACTTACACAATGACCGCCTACGTTTCAACTAACGTAAATATCAGTACATCAACACCTATCCTCTTCCAGATTCGTTCTGCAGGTGGTTCATGGAACGCAGTTTCAAACGTTTCATACCTTGGTGGTTCTAACTCTGGTACAACTAACTCAATCGATGCTGGTCAGGCTAACGGATTCTTCGTACGCCAGACAACCCCAGCAACATTGACTAACTACGGTGGTTCATTTGGTACTACTGGTACAGGTTCAAACGGAGCAACAGTAATTACTGTTGCAGACGCTACAGGTATCTTGATTGGTATGGCTGTAACAGGCTCTGGTATCCAGTCAAACACTGTTGTCTCTAACCTTGTTGGAACGTCTGTTACTTTGTCTCTAGCTACTAACGCCCCACTATCTTCAACATCTCTTACATTTGCTAACCCAGCTGGTGTCCAGATGCTTGGTTCTAACGTAACTGTTGGTCAGACAGGATGGCGCCGTCTTTCAGCAACATTCTCAACACCAGCTATTGCGTCAGCTCTTGCTAACGGTGTGTACCAGTGGGGTTCAACACCACAGTTTATTCACCCTGTAATTGTCTTCCAGCAGCCATCAGTTAACTTCTGGATTGACAACCTACAGCTTGAAGTTGGTAACGTTGCTACAACATGGCGTATGCCAATCTACCGTGAGGCTCAGTCAATGCTTATGCAGACTAACTCAACCAACGGTGCAAACCTTGAAACTTCACATCGCTTTGTTCGCGTAACACCTGCGGTTCAATACTCAGGTTCTGCGTTCGTAGTAGCAACAGGTACAGCTAACCAGTATCGCCCAACTCGTGCGTATATTGAGTACTTTGATGCTGACTTCAACTCACTCCTTCGCACAGAAGGAAGCAACGTCTTTATCCCAATCTCTGGTGCAGCAACATTTAACCAGCAGATGCCAGCAGTTACTTACCCAGTACGCGTTGCAGTCAATGGTGTAGCAGCACCAGCAACAGCACGTTGGGCTAAGTTTGGTATCTTGAACTTCCAGGGTGCACAATCTGCAACTGGTACTGTTTCTGAATACCACATTCTTGCTCCACAGCTAGAACCAGCAGCAGTTGCTACTACATACAAGAAAGTTGATAACGTCAACTTCTTCTATGCAGGACAGCCTGGCCTAACTCCAATTGTTAACTCACTTGGAACTCTATCTGCAGAAGGCGGTGGAGGTGGTGGTACTTGGAACACTAACTCACGTCACTGGCAGTATGGCCTTGAAGGCGGTAACAACGGCGGTCACGCAGCTCAGGGCTCTCAGTCATTCACAACACTTGCAGGTGGCGGAGCGGGCGCAAGCTCATTTGGTTCACCAGCAATCATGTACGGAACATCTGTTTCAAGCTCTAACTCAGTTGACCAGTACCGTACAACAGCTGGTTCTTCACAGCAGATTTGGCCTATGCGCGGTCACCAAGGTGGCTTTGCTGTATGGCACACAACCACAACTGGTACATCACATATGATGGGTAAAGCAGGCGATGGTGGTAATGGTGTTCTACTTAATGGCCTTAACTCAGGTTCACCTCTAGGTCTACCACTTGGTGGCGGAGGCGGTGGAGCGGGTTGGAACGCATCTAACTCTCAGACACAGGCAACTCCTGGTTACGGACAAAACGGTGGCGGTAAGGGTGCTCCAACATGGATTTCAACCCAAGCTTCTACTACACAGGATTACTACGCACGTGGTCTTGACGCTATCCAGAACACTGGAGCAGGTGGCGGTGGTGGTGGTTCTAACTGGACTAACGTTCCACAGACACTTCTTACTCACAACTCTGCATCACCAGCAGTGAACTACGAAGCGCTAACATCTGAATTCTTCAAGTGGAACCCTATTTACAACGCAGTAACCAACATCTCAGCACAGGCTGGTTTCTACGGTTCAAACGTTCTACGTACAGTTATTCAGGATACAGGTAATGCCAAAGTTACAACTTCATGGCAGTCATTCCCTATCCTTCCACGTATCCCTCTAGTATTCCCTGGTGTGGCTGCACGTCTAACAACTGCTCCTGGCGGTGTTACATCTGCACAGTTCACAGGTCTACCAAAGCGTGTACGTCCAACAGTTCGCTGGAAGAATGACCGCAACGTCATCATCCGCGAAGACCGCCCTCCATTTGACATCGTGTTCTCAGGTACTAACACAATTACTTACCTTGGAGCAACAGGTGCAACATCTGGTTACTGGCAAACACTTGCAGCTCCTGTAGATGCATCATTCTTTGATGTGACATGGGAGTTCCTCTACATGGATGCTGGAGACGTCGTTGACGTTGACCTTAACGGTTGCCAGTACTATGGTTACATGTCCTTTGGTGGAAACGGCGCAGATGGCTTTGCTATGATTCGCTGGTTCGACAAGGCAGTCCTCTAAGGAGATAGAAAATGGCAAAGTACGCATTCGTTGATAGTGACATCATTACTCAGGTAATGGTCGCAGCTTCAGAAGATGACCTAGGTACTCTAGGTCAGCTTTTTGAGGTAGTGAATATCGATGGTCTGGACCCAGAACCATCACGTGGTTGGACACGCGCTAATGGCGTGTGGTTCCCACCAACAATTCCAGAAGCAGCTAAGGCTCTTTGGAACGGCGCTGGGTTTGATGACCCAGATGCACCAAAGGCAGTAGAAGCTCCAGCAGAAGAAGAAGAAAAACCTGCTAAGAAAGCGAGCAAGTAATGGCAATTTCCTCACAGCCAACGGTGTTGGCCCAGTCTAACGATGCCTACATCAATGTGGGGGTTACAGGTCGTCTTCAGAATCTTGTAGGACAGACAGGCTCTGTATCTGTCAATCCAACAAACGGTTCTTTCATTCGTATTGCTAACCCAGTAGGTGCTGTAACAGTAACCTTTACTGGTGTGCCATCAGGATATGGAACACGTTGGCAAGTAGAAGTTGCAAACCGTGGCGCTAACGCTGTGGCTTTCAACGGTATTACTTGGGATGGCGGCTCAGTCCCTACTATTGCATCAGGTACAAACAAGTCAGTTCTTGTATTCTACTCACCAGATGGTGGAACAACTATCTACGGTCGTCTAGAGTTCGCAACACTAGCTTAATAATTAAGATTAGTTCCCCACCGTCCTACGGGACTGGTGGGGCTTTTCTTTTTAGGAGTATAATAAGCGTATGAAAATAGCCGTATACACTATCGCCCTTAATGAAGAACAGTTCGTAGAACGCTGGTATGAGTCTTGCAAAGACGCTGACTACCTAATGATTGCTGATACTGGTTCTATAGATGGTACAGTTGAAAAAGCACGTGCTCTAGGAATCAACGTACATGTAATAAGCGTACGACCATGGCGGTTTGATGATGCTAGAAATGCGGCTCTTGCCCTACTCCCAGATGATATTGATATGTGCATCTCTTTGGACATGGATGAGCTTTTAGCACCTGATTGGCGTAAAGAGATAGAGAAGGCCCCTGCTGGAACTACTCGTATTCGCTACAACTACACATGGAACTTTAATCCAGATGGCTCACCTGGCTTAGTATTTGGTGGGGATAAGATTCACGCCCGCCACGGCTATCGTTGGGTACATCCTGTACATGAGTGTTTATATACAGACCGCTTAGAGGAAAAAGAATATTGGTCTCAACTAGGGCTATGGCACAAGGCAGATGACAGTAAGTCTCGCAGCCAGTACCTTCCACTTCTTAAACTATCAATAGAAGAAGACCCACACAACGACCGTAACGCCTACTACTACGCTCGTGAGTTATTTTTCCACGGTCAAATAGAAGAAGCCAAGGCTCAGTTTGAACGCCACCTATCTCTACCTAAAGCTATATGGAAAGCTGAACGTGCCGCTTCTATGCGTTATATAGCTAAGTGCTCTATTGATGAGGAAGAAAAACTTAAGTGGTGGAAGCTAGCTATGCAAGAAGAGCCTGGCAAACGTGAGGCTTATGTAGAGCTAGCTCAATATCACTATGACAAAGGCCGCATGTCGGAGTGCTACACACTCTGTAAAAAGGCAATCAATATTAAAGAACGTCAATTAGACTATTTAAATGAAGCATTTGCTTGGGGTTCTATTCCATACGACCTAGCTGCAGTATGCGCCTATTGGTTAAACGAAAGAGAGAAAGCGCTTGAGTTTGGGGAAAAGGCGGTAGAGCTTAGCCCTACAGATGAGAGATTACTTAGTAACCTAGAGTTCTACAAACAGGGAGTCTAATGAGAGCCCATTCTCCAGGCGGTCGCTTTGACGCAGACTTTGAGACTACCGCTATCCTTAAAGGCGTTGACACAGACCTAAAGCATCCAGTAGGAACAAATGCTGAGTGGTGGATTTTTGATGCAATCAATACCACAGTAGACCCTATCTACGATGTTGGTCAAGATATCTCATCCTCTGTAGGTGGCAAGGTTTGGACTGGTCCATACCCAGTGCCAGTAGTAAGAGCGGTTATTAAGCAGGGTGAGGCTAAAACCTCAGCAGTTGGTTACTACAACGCTGATACTTTGCACTTAACTTTCAACATTGAAGATGTACAGAAGTTTGCTCCTAACATCATCTTTCGCCCAGATACTAACAACCGTGACCGTGTGGTCTGGCGTGGTCAGGTATATCGCCCGTTTGCTATCCAAGAGCGTGGCATTGTGGCAGACAGGTTCACCATCCTCAGCGTAGAATGTATTCAGTTGATGCCTGAAGAGATGGTCAACGACCCTCAGTTTTCCCAATACGCATCCTAGGAGACACCATGGCGCTTGTACACGAATCTTTTACTGTAGGAACGACCCCAACTTTAATTGTTAACCTTCCTGAAGGAAATCCTGCAACAGTGATTACTGTATTTAATGATGCAAACCACACAATTTATATTGGTGATGCTTCCCTTGCGACTTCAGGAGCAGATAAAGGCATGCCTGCATATAAAGACTACATATACACAGTTACTTTAAACGCTGAAGATAAGCTATACGCTGTAGCGGCTACAACTAGCCCAGCAAATGCATTAACTGTTCTTTACTCTAAGGTTATTTGATAATGGCTAAAGACACTAACCCTTGCTGGGATGGCTACGTTCAAGTAGGCATGAAGAATAAGGGTGGCAAGAAAGTTCCGAACTGCGTCCCTGCAGGCTCTGGCAAGAAGAAAGTTGCAAAACCTACTACAAAGAAAGCTGGTAAAAAATAATGTGTGCTACATGCGGATGTATGGGAAAGAAGAAGAAGGCTGCTAAGAAAGTAGCTAAGAAGGCGGCCCCAAAGGGTATGTCTCCAAAGCAGAAGAAACTTGATGTTGATAAAGACGGCAAGCTAGAAGGCTCAGACTTTGCTGCCCTACGAAAGAAGAAGAAGTAATGTGCGCCACCTGTGGCTGCGGTAAGCCAAAAGACAAGCACGGTATGAAGACCCTGCAAGCGGCTAACAAGAAGTTCGCTAAAAAGACTGCACCTGCTAAAGGTAAGAAGTCTTCAATGGTAAGAAAGAAGGGCATGTAATGGCTGCAGGATTTATGAAGGGCAAGTACACAGAGTCTAAGGATAAGAAAAAGGACTCTAAGATGCTTAAGAAGGCTGGCTTTGACAAGGACGAAAAGGCTAAGTTTGAAAAGGCTGACAAGGCTCACGGAGCTAAGAAGAAGCCTAAGACTATGGCGGAAGATAAGAAGATTGACGCCAAGATTATTAAGAAGATTAAGAAGTCCGATAAGGATGACAAAAAGAAGTAAGTAGTTGAGGGGCCGAAAGGCCCCTCTTTGCTTTATCCTAGTA